TTATGCTAAAAGATGGCGGTAAGGTTTGGGATAAGCCGCGCCCAAAAGGATTAGGCAAACCAAAAAAAATGTCGGAAGCCAAAAAGTCTAGCGCAAAAGCTATGGCTAAAGCGGCTGGCAGACCTTATCCTAATTTAGTCGATAACATGAGAGCAGCAAGGAAAAAATGAGATTACGTAGCGTTTTTGCATGGGTGATGAGCTTGTTTCAAAAGCCGCAGGAAGAATTGGTTTTTCCTAAAGCGGAGATTGCGGCTTGGCCTTTCCCAGTATCAGAAGATTTTCAGCCACGTCCTAAGCGTAAATACGTACGCAAGGCTACAACTCGTCCAGCTAAAAAGACTCCAGCCAAAAAAACTGTTGTTAAAAAAGCAACTAAAGTTGCTAAAAAGGCAAAGTAATGACAACTTCTGGCACCTCGTCGTTTAATCTAGATTTATCGGAACTGATTGAAGACGCTTTTGAGCGTTGTGGTGCTGAGCTGCGTACTGGCTATGACTTTAGGACTGCGCGTCGTTCTTTGAATTTGCTTACTATTGAGTGGGCAAATCGTGGCATTAACATGTGGACTATTGAGCAGGGGCAGATTACTCTTGTTCAAGGTCAAAACACATATGACTTGCCAATTGACACAATCGACCTTTTAGAACACCAGATCCGTACAAATGCCGGTCAGCAGGCGACACAGACAGATATCAACATTAGCCGCATCAGCGTATCAACATACGCCACAATCCCAAATAAACTGAGCCAAGGACGTCCTATTCAGGTCTGGATTCAACGTATGTCAGGCGCAACATACCCAAGCACCACCAATCCAAATGGCGTTAATTCAGGCGGTGTAGACGCTCCCAAAATCACAGTCTGGCCTACGCCAGATGGTTCTCAAACCTATACTTTTGTTTACTGGCGTTTGCGTCGTATTCAAGACGATGGTACAGGTGTGAATACCCAAGATATTCCTTTCCGCTTTTTAAACTGCATGGTAGCTGGTTTAGCATATTACCTTTCCATGAAGTTACCAAATATGGACCCCCAACGAATTGCGGGTTTAAAAGCCGACTATGAGCAGCAGTTCCAGTTGGCTGCCGAAGAAGATAGAGAAAAAGCACCGGTTCGGTTTGTGCCTCGTAGGATGTTCCTCGGGGGTGGCTAATGGACATTATTGAGCGTGTTGAAGCGGCTGCTTTAGGTTTAACGCACTATTTTACAGGAAGACCCTGCGTTAATGGGCATTTAAGTAAACGTAGGGTTAATGATAGATGCTGCCTACAATGCGACATACACAATAAGCGTTCAAGTAAACCTGCGTATAAAAAGAAACATTACGAAAAGCATAAAGAAAAAATACTAGCTCAGAAACGCCAGTACCGTCAAGCAAATAAAGGAAAAATTAATGCACGTGTCGCAGCACGCAAAAAGATTGTTAAACAGCGTACGCCAGTTTGGTTGACTGCTTTTGATAAACTAAAAATAAGCTGCTTGTATCAAGTCGCCGCCATGTTAACACGTGAAAACAAAGAACCGTGGCATGTGGACCACATTATTCCACTACAGGGAGAAAAAGTATCTGGACTACACACTCCGAACAATTTATGGTTTATACGTGGTGTTGAAAATATAAGTAAGAAAAATAGGTTTGAGGTAGTATAATGCCTAATAAGTTTTCATCCGGTAAATATGCAATTGCGCAGTGTGATAGGTGTGATTTTAGGTATAAACTAACTGAACTACGTACGGAGATTATTAAGACCAAACCGTATCAGTTAAAAGTTTGTAAGACCTGCTGGGACCCAGATCACCCACAATTGCAGTTAGGTATGTACCCCGTTAACGACCCACAAGCGGTTAGGGAGCCAAGACGGGATAATAGTTATGTGGCATCAGGTTTGACGGCTTATAACTATCAAGGTGGTGGTAGTCGCGATACACAGTGGGGTTGGAATCCTGTAGGACAGGGCTACGACTATAATGAAACGCCTAACTATTTAGTGGGTCAAGGGCAGGTTGGAACAGTAACAATTAACTAGGAGTAGAACATGGGATATAGAAGCGCAGCCGATGGAATTACAAGCAAGGGTAAAACCAAAGGTAGAAATTTAGGTGATGACGGCGCAAGCGTCGGCATTGAAGTAGGTAAAAAAGTTGGCAAAGGTACTGCTGGCGGCATCGACCAGAATAAAATGGAAGCTGTCGGACGTGGCTTGGCTAAAGTATCTGCTAACGGAAAATAATCATGGCTATTAATAACAAACCAGCAAGCACATACGCTAAGCCACACACAATGAGTGGTAAAACTGTCGGAAATGAACTGCCAGCAGAGTCAGTAGAAACCGGCGCAGAGTTTATGAATAACGCCAATATTGGTGCAGGCACAACTACTAAGGGTAACTACGCTAAAACTAAAACTGATGGCGTAGCGCAACGTGGTAAAGGTGCTGCTACTAAAGGCTTTACTTCTAGAGGTCCGTTAGCCTAATGAATTACGAAACGCTGTATAACAACATACAAGCTTACGCCGAGAATACAGAGCAGCTATTCGTAGCTAGTATCCCTGTTTTTATTCAGCAGGCTGAAGACCGTATATACAACAGCGTTAACCTACCTTCATTACGTAAAAATGTCACAGGTACTCTTACAGCATCTAACCCTTATGTAGCTTTACCTACTGACTGGCTGGCTAATTATTCTATTGCGGTTATTGATTCTTCTGGTAGCTATAACTACCTTTTAAGTAAAGATGTTAACTTTCTGCGCGAAGCATACCCAACAGCTACTGCTACGGGTTTACCAAAATACTACGCTTTGTTTGGTAGCCAGATTTCTAATTTAGAGGATATGACTTATCTTCTAGCACCTACCCCAGACCAAAACTACACAGTAGAGATGCACTATTTCTATTACCCACCAACGATTGTTCAGGGTCAAATTGTTACAGTTAATTCTCTAGTTGGCGGTTCTTTATACACCAACGGTATATATCAAAATGTTCCTTTAACTGGAGGTTCGGGTGCTAATGCTACAGCAGATATTGTTATTGTTGGAGGTGTCGTCACATCCTGTAGCATTACTTTTGGCGGCAACTTTTATGTCGTGGGCGATATTCTTTCTTGTTCTTCCCTTGGTAATACTGGCAGCGGCTTTTCTGTTACAGTAAGCGTCATATCAAATGCTACTGGCCAAAGCTGGCTTGGCAATAACTACGATCCAGTTTTATTCTATGGGGCTATGCGTGAAGCCATGCTGTTTATGAAGGGTGAAGCCGATTTGGTTAAGTATTATGAAGACAAGTACCAAGAGTCTTTATCCCAGCTCAAACGCCTTGCAGATGGTATGGAGCGTGGCGACTTCTACAGAGATGGGCAGCTTAAAATTAATGTTGGTGGTAGAGGTTCATAATGTCCAACATTGTTCAAGGCCAAACAACTACATTTAAAACCAACCTGCTCAGCGGGTTGGAAAATTTTGCTGTTGGAACCCCATACACCTACAATATCGCCCTCTATACCGGTAACGCAGTATTAAACAACGCTACAACCGCTTACACAACGGCTAATGAAGTTACAGGCGCTGGTTATACGGCAGGGGGAAAACCCCTAACAATCACTCAAGTACCCGTAGGTAACACCGATTCAAACACTTCCTATATTTCATTTGCCCCCGTTGTTTGGACTGGAGCCAGCTTTACTGCTAGGTGTGCCTTAATATATAATAGTACTACTGGTGCAGCGGTAGCGGTTTTGGATTTTGGTTCGGATAAAACGAACACATCGGCAGGAACTTTTACTGTAACATTCCCAACCCCCACGGCGACAACCGCCATTATTAGAATTAGTTAGGAGCTTTTATGCAAAAAGAATTTGTTGGTAACGGCGACCACGCAGTGGCGACCCTACAAGCTAACACCACCAATATCGAAAACGTAGCCGCTGAAGGCTTTTACCATGTAGTCTGCCGTGATGCAGATGGTAGCGTTAAATGGGAAGACGGTTTTGAAAACCAAGTAATGCAAGTAGGTAAGATTCTTGCAATGAATACTTTGTTGTATACCGCATCAGGATATACACTGGTTGGCCCATACCTTGGTTTGATTTCTTCTTCTACAGGTTACAGCCCAACAGATACAATGGCTTCACACAGCGACTGGACTGAATTTACTAACTACACAGTTGGTGGTTCCGCAGTTCGTGGTACAGCTGTATTTACTACCGCTACTGGTAATAACGTAACTTCTTCTGGTGGAAACGTTGTAACTAGCGCAGCTACTGCCGTTACATATACTATTACTGGTGCTGGCGGTACTGTTACAGGATGCTTCTTAGTTACAGGTTCAGGCGCTTCTTCAACAATTAGTTCTACCACAGGTACATTGTGGAGCGCAGGTGGATTCTCTGTTTCTAAAACTGTTACTGCTGGCGATACCGTAACCGTAACTTATAACACCACCGCAACAAGCTAAGGGTTTTAAATGACCTTTATTGTTGCTGACCGAGTACAAGAAACCGGTACAGTATCTACCGGTACAGGGACTGTTAATTTAGCTGGCGCTGTTAACGGCTATCAGTCTTTTGTCTCGGGCATTGGTAACGGCAACACAACCTATTACACAATCTACGACCCTGCTGGATATACATGGGAAGTGGGTCTTGGCACAATCGTATCTGGTACCCCAAACACTTTACAGCGCACTACAGTTTATGCAAATAGTGCGGGCACACAGCCATCTAAAGTTAGTTTTAGTACATCAAATTCATTAACGGTATTTTGTACATATCCAGCCGAAACCTCAATCTATACTGGTTCGTCTGCGTCGCTGAACAGCCTTACAACAACTGCTAGTACTACAGGTTCTACAAACAAAGGGCCATACAACTACGGTACTTTAACTTATTCGGATACAGGCATTTTTGCTTCTTATCAAACTAGCGTAAATAGTTACGCCCAGATGATTATCCAAAATAGTTTAAATGGCACAGCAGCTTCTGCAGACTATATTGTAAGTTCTGATGGCGGCACAGCTTCAACAAACTATGGCGACTTTGGTATTAATAGTTCTACTTATACAGGGACTGGACCTCTAAATTCGCCTAGCATGGTGTATTTATATGCGCAAAGTACTGACTTAACTGTTGGTACAAATAGCTCAAACGCTATTCACTTTACGATTAATAATGCTGCTACCGATGCGATGACAATTAATGCTGCTAGTGCGGTGGCATTTAACGGACAGTATGGTTCGACTGGACAGGTTTTAACTTCGCAAGGTTCAAGCACACCCCCAGTTTGGGCTGCTGGCGCTTCTAATGACGTTGCGTACTTTTTATCATTTATGATGGGCTAACATGACTACTTATTCAAATACCTCGTATGCAGCAAAGAACGTAGGCACATCAGCCTCTACTGTAATTTCTAGTATCTCCTCAGGTACAGTTGCTATTTCTAGCTGCATCGTATCAAATACAACTAATGCTCCTATTACAACTTCGGTATATATTACTCGCAGCTCAGTGAACTATTATTTGGTTTATCAAGCCACTATTCCTGTTGGCGGTTCAATTGAGGTCATTCAAGGCAATAGAGTAGTTATGATTGCAAGTGATTCATTATCTGTAGTAAATAGCGCAGCCACTTCTGGTGATGTTTGGATTTCAGCTTTGACAGCGGTATAACATGGCATATCTCGGCAATTCGCTCTCCGTCCAGCAGTACGCCCCACAAGTTGCTTATTTTTCAGGCAACGGCTCAACTACGGCATTTACTTTACCGGTTTCAGTTGTATCTGCAGCGCAGATTATTGTCTCTGTAGCTAACGTAGTTCAAAACCCATCAAGTGCATTTACTGTATCTGGTACAACTTTAACTTTTACTTCTGCTCCACCAAGCGGCACAAATAACATTTGGGTTGAATACACGAGTTTACAGACTAACACTATTGCTCCAAGCCAAGGCACAGTTCAAAATAGTTCTTTTGGCACTGTAACAGCGCTACCAATGACTTATGCAACATTAGGAGCTGGTAATGCTTCTATTATGAAGAACCGCATTATCAATGGTGCGATGGTTATTGACCAAAGGAATAATGGTGCTAGTGTTACTCCTACAGCAGAAGGATATACATTAGATAGATGGAAAGCCAGATTAAGCCAATCATCAAAATATAGCGTTCAACAAGTTACAACAGCACCAGCGGGATTTAATAACAGCATTAAAGTTACTTCTTTATCTTCCTATACTGTTGGTAGCGGAGAATTGTTTTGTCTGCAACAACCTATTGAGGGCTACAACGTAGCAGACCTTGGCTTTGGGACTGCTAACGCTAAAACTATAACGGTTTCTTTTTGGGTTCAATCAAGCCTAACTGGAACTTTTGGAGGTGCTTTAAATGCACCAAATGGAACTAGGTCTTATCCATTTAGTTACACAATTTCTAGTGCAAACACATGGACTCAAATTTTTATAACTATTGCTGGTGATACAACTGGAACTTATGGAACAACAAACGGCGAAGGATTTAGTGTTTTTTTCAGCTTGGGTACAGGCTCAACATTAAGCGGAACTGCTGGTTCTTGGTCTGGTTCTACTTATGTATCAGTCACAGGCGCAACATCAGTAGTAGGAACAAACGGAGCAACCTTCTACATTACTGGTGTTCAACTAGAAGTAGGAAGTAGTGCTACTGGATTTGAATATAGACAGTATGGTCAAGAGTTAGCTTTATGTCAGCGTTATTACTATTTAGGTAGCCCAGCATCATCAAGTCTTGGAATTTTTGGAAGAAATTATGCAACAAGTACTGGATACACATACCCATTAAATTATAATTTTCCTGTAACTATGAGGGCTATACCAACTATAACTGTTACTGGCACATGGACTTACAGTAATAGCAATTCGTTAGCCCCAAATGGCCCTACAGTAAATAGTCCATCTTTAGGGTTTAATTCTGCTGGCTCTGGAGATACTTATGTATTTAGCGGAACAACTGGAAGTTTTAACGCTTCTGCGGAGCTATAAATGTATAAGTTAATTAAAAATCAAATTACACAAAAGTCAGATACTGTTCAAAGATTGTCAGATGGCGCATTTATTCCTTTTGACCCTGACAACACAGATTACCAAGCTTACCTAAAATGGGTATCTGAGGGTAATGTCGCCCAGCCAGCAGATACACAAGGAGTAGCATAATGTCAGTCTCAGTAATAGATGCAACTTCTACAGGGTCTACGGGAACCGTAATGGTATCTGGCAATATGCCAGCTTTTAGTGCTTATTTAGGAACAAACCAATCTATCTCTAGTAATACATGGACAAAACTTGCCGCAAATACAAAAGAATTTGATACTGCTTCTTGTTACGATAACACCACAAATTATCGTTTTACACCAACTGTAGCTGGTTATTATCAGGTAACAGGAAATATTTATTTTAATTCTTCAAGCGGAAATAGCCAATTTCAAATTGCAATTTATAAAAATAGTTCTTTATTCAAATATGGAACTTTAGTTTATCCTGCTGGTGCCCCTGCCGCTTCACTTGCAAATATGACTATTTTAATTTACATGAACGGTACAACAGATTATGTTGAGTTATATGGATTGCAAGTAGCTTCTAGCTTGCCAATTTTTTCAAGTGGAATTAGTAATAGTTATTTCCAAGCAGCAATGGTAAGGAGCGCATAATGACTTTATACGAAAAAATCATGGCTTTATATCCTAGCCTCACAATTCAAGATTTTATGACTGTCATTACTTTGCAAAACGATTCAGACGGCAAAGGCGATTACATTGCTAAATGGGAACACCCAACTCTTGCTAGACCAACTGCGGAGCAATTAGCGTAATGCCATATATCGGACAATCGCCTTCTCAAGTAGCCTTCCTTGTAGACACATTTAGTGGCAACGGGTCTACAACCGCCTTTACTACTTCTGTAGCGCCAGCTAATACGGCCTCAGTTCTCGTAGCAATCTCTGGTGTAGTTCAAGACCCATCAACCTACTCTGTCTCAGGCACGACCCTAACATTCTCAGCTGCGCCTCCAACTGGTACAGGCAACATTTCAGCCCGCTATCTTGGTATCCCAGCATCTGGCGTAACGACCACAGCCTACCGCACCCAGACCGAATTTACTGCAACCGCAGGACAGACTACATTTACCCCGCCATCTTATACAGTGGGATTTATTCAAGTCTATCGTAATGGTGTTTTGCTAGGCTCTGCCGACTATACTGCGACTAATGGTACTACTGTGGTTTTGACTACGGGCGCAACGGCTGGCGATTTAATTATCACCGAAAGCTTCTATGTGTCTAGCGTATTAAATGCTATTCCTGCAACGGCAAATTCTGTAGCCAATTCATATCTTGGCACAATTACTACTTTAAATACACCGGGTAGCAATACAGCCACATTCCCCAGCGCTACTGGCACAGTAATGGTTAGCGGTAATATGCCAGCGTTTAGTGCTTATATGTCTAGTAACCAATCTGTAACAAGTTCAACATGGACAAAAGCACAATTTGATACCAAACAATTTGATACAGCTTCTTGCTTTAATACATCAACATATAGATTTACTCCAAATGTTGCTGGGTATTATATGTTTAATGCCCAAATAACTGTTGATGCTTCTACAAATCCAGTTGTCCAAGGCATTGCATTTTATAAAAATGGGTCAAGTGTTCAATATGAAGTGCAACAAATCACATCAGGGGGTAGTTCTAGTTCAGCTTTAGGTGTGTATTTAATATATTGCAATGGAACAACTGATTATGTTGAATGTTATGGAAATTTTAATGCAACAAGTCCCGTTTTTAGAGGAACTTCTACACAATCTAACTTTCAAGGCTTTTTGGTAAGGGCGGCATAAAATGACATTATTTGAAAAAATTAAAACAATTTACCCAAACCTTGAAGATAAAGACTTTTTGACTGTCATTACTTTGCAAAACGATTCAGACGGCAAAGGCGATTACATTGCTAAATGGGAACACCCAACTCTTGCTAGACCTACGGAAGACCAACTTAAATGACAACATCAAACATCCTTTCTCAGTTAGGCTCTGCTGGAGTTAGCACTGCGTGGAAAAATCGCATTATTAATGGTGCGATGGTTATTGACCAAAGAAATGCTGGTGCTCAATATTCAGGCTCTATCGCTGGTAGTTATACTCTTGACCGCTGGCTTTACGATGCAACTCAAAACTCAAAAGTAACTATTCAACAAAACGCTGGTCCAGTAACACCGCCAGTAGGATTTACAAATTATCTTGGAGTTACATCCACTTCTGCATATTCTGTTGGTAGCGGTGATTTATTTAATATTGCCCAATATATTGAAGGTTTTAATGTTGCTGATTTAGGCTTTGGAACTGCTAATGCTAAAACAGTTACCCTATCGTTTCAAGTTTATTCTTCATTAACTGGAACTTTTGGCGGTGCGTTACAAAACAATGCTAGAACACAGTCTTATCCATTTACATATTCTATTCCAGTAGCTAATACTTGGACTTCTATTTCTGTAACTATTGCTGGAAGCACAACAGGAACTTGGCTAACAACAAATGGTAGAGGACTTTCTGTATTTTTAGGTCTTGGTGTTGGTTCAACTTATTCAGCTACTGCTGGCTCATGGCAATCAGGCGATTATCGTGGTGCAACAGGTGCAACATCCGTAGTAGGCACAAACGGAGCAACCTTCTACATCACCGGCGTCCAGCTTGAAATCGGCACTACAGCAACAAACTTTGAGTATCGTAGCTATGGTACTGAGTTAGCGTTGTGTCAGCGTTATTATTCAAAATTAAGTGCAAACGATAATAATGGTGGATATGCTGGATATGGAAATGGGTACGCTGGTACAGCAACAAGAGCTTATGTTTTTGTAATACTTCCAGTTTCTATGCGAACATTTCCTACTTTGTCTGCTGGAGGAAATAATCGGATTGTGTATGGTGGTATAAATGTAATTAGTTTTTCAGTTTTTGGTAACTCACAAATGGGCTTGTCTAATGGATATTTTGGGATTGATGCTTCAAGCGCCGTTATGACCACAGGACAAAACACTGGATTTACGGGTAATGGCGATGTTACTGCCTATTTAGCGTTTTCTGCGGAGCTATAAATGTATAAGTTAATAACACCAGATATTCTTAACCCAATATCAAATTGCATCATTCGTACATCAGACGGTGCTTGCATCCCATTCGACCCAGACAACACCGATTACCAACAATACCTAGCTTGGCTTGCAGAAGGTAATACACCGGAGGCTGCGCAATGAGTTTAACTACCGTACAACCGGGAATGCTAACGGGCACAGGAAAAGTGGTGCAAGTAGTTCAAGCTACATATAATGATGCTGGAACTTATTCATCTACAACTAGCAATTCATTTGTAACTACAGGTTTTTCTGCTTCAATTACACCTTTGTTTTCAACAAGTAAAATTTTAATTATTGTGCAACTTGCTGTTTATCAAAGTAGTAGTGCTGGTTTTATAACAATTTATCGTAGTGGTTCTAATATTGGCCCAGCAAACGGTTTTATAGAATGTAATGCAGCAAATTGGTCAACTTCAAACATTTGTTATTTAGATTCGCCAGCCACAACTTCATCTACTACATATACTTTATATCAAAGAGCTGCTGCTGGAACAAATTATGTTTTTGGAGATTCAGTTTTAAATACAATTACTTTAATGGAAATAGCACAATGATTACTATTTTTGAAGCCATTTGTTTTTTAAACTCTGATGTTATTTCATTTCGCAACAATATTGCTTATGATGTAAATGAACAAGAAGTGTCTTATGATATGGCACAAGCACAAGCAAAATTAGCTGAATTACAAGCAGCAGAAACAGCAAAAGAAACAGCACAAGCAACTGCAAAGGCTTCTGCATTAGCCAAACTAACTGCACTTGGTTTAACTGCAGATGAAATTAAGGCTTTAGTCGGATAATGTTCGGATACGCAGCCTTTGCTCAATCTCCTTTTGCTGCTCTTGGCGGTAATGCTTATGTATTGGCTGCTACGGAGAATTTGAACTTTGCTGACGCCGCAACGCTAGCTGCCCAGTTTGCCCAGTCTGTAACCGAAGATGCCCAATATGCGGATAGTGCCTCAATAACAGCAGCAATCCTAGGGTCAGTATCAGAAAACTTTAGCTTGGCCGACACACCCACAATTACGGGTCAATTCTCAACTTCTAGAACCGAAAACTTTAGTTTTGCTGATTCAGCATCTATTGCCGCTCAGTTTGCCGAGTCTATAGCCGAAAACTTTAATTTAGCCGATACCCCATCTATTGCGGCTGCATTTGCTGCATCCCGTTCAGAAAACTTTAATCTAGCCGATACCCCAACAAGTACAGCGGCGTTACTTGATTCTATTACAGAAAACTTTGTATTTGGGGATATTATTAGTGAGGCAGGTATTTTCCAAGAGGCAATTAGCGAAGGATTTACTTTTGCCGATGCTAATAGCGCGCGGTCTACCTTCTTGGATTCTATTACGGAAAACCTTAATTTAGCCGATTCCAACACAACCCAGTCAGTTTTCTATGACACTATTAGTGAACCAGCCTCTTTTGCCTCAACCCAAACCGCTACGGCAAACCATTTTTACAACGTCTTGGAAAATGTAATATTTAATGATGCCAATAGCGTCCAAGCCAACTATAATGTAAGTATTTATGAAAATGTGGTATGGCTAGACTCAAACGTATTTACGGGCTGGTTCCAGATTAATGACGGCAGCACTATTACGTTTAACCCAGTAAACAACACAAATTCAATAACTTGGACTAATATTGGCAATGCACAAAACCCTAACTGGGTTATGGTAAATGATACTCAAGGATAAAACATGGCATCTACATACACAACTTCGTTAAAAATCCAAGAAATTGGCAACGGCGAACAATCGGGCGTTTGGGGTACAACCACTAATACTAACTGGACCCTAATTGAACAGGCGGTGGCAGGTGTTCAAACCATTACTATGTCTAATGCCAACTATACGTTGACAAATCTTAATGGCGTTTCTGACGAAGCCCGCAACATGGTGCTCGTTGTTCAGGGTACAAACTCAGGAATTTACCAAGTTGTTGCGCCCTTAAATCAGCCTAAGATGTACGTCATATCTAACCAAACTACAGGCGGATATGCTATTACTATTGGCGCTTCTACTGGTTCTATTGTAACTATCCCTAATGGCGTTACTGCTCAAGTATATACAGATGGTACAAATTTTTATTCCGCCCAAACAGGTTCTGCAGGTAACTTTGTTGTAAATGGAACTTTAACTGCTTCTGGTTTAACCGATGCGGGGAGTATGTCTATTGGCGGTACTTTAGGAGTTACCGGAGTTTCTACATTTACAGGCGCTGCTGCACTTAATGGCGGGGGCACTTCTACAACCCCAACAACGGGGGATAATTCAACCAAAATAGCAACTACAGCTTTCGTAGCACAAAATGCAGTTTTAACTGGCTCTTTATTAATGTGGCCCACAACTAGCGCCCCTAGCGGGTATTTAAATTGTGATGGCTCGGCAGTTTCTCGTACTACTTATTCTGCGTTGTTTAGTGTTCTTGGTACAACTTTTGGTACTGGTGACGGGTCTACTACATTTAACTTACCAAACTATACCGATAGAATGCCTATTGGTGCTGGTACTATTGCTGCTTCTATTGGTTCTTCTGGTGGTTCTGCAACAACAACTTTAAGCACAGCTAACTTACCAGCTCACAACCATAGTGCTTCGGTAAGTGACCCGGGCCACGCCCATAACTATCTTGCTTGGGGTTATGCTGGCTCTGGTGGTGCTGGTGGCGGTAATCCAACTGGTTTTTATACAGGCACAACTGATAGTGCGGTCACTGGGATTTCGGTTTCTATTGGCAACACAGGTTCTGGCACTGCAGCAACTACTATTTCTCCATACCTCGGTATTAACTTCATTATCAAAACCTAATGAACAAAATTATTAACGACCTTCTTACTGGAAAAGATAACCAAACGCATGATTTAGTGCGTTGGTCGTTGCTGTATTCTATTTTGACGCTTACTGCTGGCTTAGTGTTTAATGCCGTGCATACTGGATTATTCGATATTGAAAAGTTTTATTTAGGTTCAGCAGCACTTGTCGGAGCCCATGGTTTTGGGTTGATGATGAAAAAAGGCACTGAGCCAGAGGAACAATAATGTGGAGTTTGTTTACAGGATTTTTTTCTAGCTATGGAACTGCAATCAAAGTTGGTCTACTTGTTGTACTTGTATGCGGCGTGTTTTTTGCTGGCTGGCATACTCGTGATAGGGACTTTACTGTATACAAACTTGAGCAACAAGCTGTCGTCGAGAAACAACTTGCGGAAAACGAATCAATCAAGAAACAACAAGAAATAGTTACTAAAGGAATACAAGATGAATATGATGCGAAACTTGCTATGTTGCGCCAGTATTATGCTAACGGGGTGCGCCAGTCAGGTACCAGTCCAATGTCCGGCATTTCCTCAACCTCCAAGCTCTCTGATGCAATCGCCGCCTACAATCAACTTGCTTCAGATTGCGCAGCCACAACCCTCCAAGCAGTAACGCTTCAGCAATGGATTACCGAGCAGTTGAGTATTAAATGAGTCCGCAGCAACTAGAAAAACTGGGTATAGGTGAAGAGTGGTTTAAGCCTTTAACTGATACATTTATTAAGTACAACATATCGACAACACAAAGACAAGCAGCTTTTATAGGACAGTGCCAACATGAGTCAAGAAACTTTAGAACTTTGGAAGAGGACCTTTATTACTCTGCCGATGGACTTATGCGTACATGGCCCTCAAGATTTCCTAGTAGAGATGTGGCTGAACAATTTGCACAAAATCCAGAGAAAATCGCTAATAAAGTGTATGCAGGACGGTTGGGAAATACAGAAGAAGGTGATGGATGGGCTTATCATGGACGCGGCATTATTCAGCTAACAGGTAGAGATTTATACACCGCTTGCGGTGCAGCTTTAGGATTTAGTTTTATTGATAATCCAGAACTTTTAATACAGCCAAAGTATGCGGCTTTAAGTGCGGGGTGGTTTTGGGGTAAGCGGGGGTTAAATGATTTAGCGGATAAGCGGGATTACCCTGAGATGACCAAAAGAATTAACGGCGGGTTATTGGGTTTAGCCGATAGAATTGCTAAAATTGATGCAGCAAAAGAGATACTGGATAATTACTAATGCCACTACAAAAACTACAATTTAGACCCGGTTTAAACCGCGAAGGCACAGACTACTCAAACGAGGGCGGCTGGTACGACGGTGATAAGGTACGTTTTCGTTCTGGCTTTCCAGAAAAGATTGGCGGCTGGACTCAAGTATCTAATAATCAATTTAACGGTGTTTGCCGTTCATTATGGGTTTGGTTAAACGCTGATGCTGGAGCAGGTAATACCTATATCGGGTTAGGTACAAGTAATAAGTACTATATTTACTCTGGTGGTGTTTATAACGACATCACACCTATTGTACAAACTGATACTTTAACAAACCCATTTACCACTAACTATGGCGGTAACGCTTACACGGTTTTAGTTACAGACGCATCATATAACCCCAGTGCTGGTGACTATGTTACCTTTTCTGGCGGTTCTGCTGTTGGTGGCGTAACTATTAGCGGCGACTATAAAGTCACTTCAGTTGTGTCTGCTACAACTTACACAATTACTATTACAAGCCCAGCAACATCGGCAACTGGCGGTGGTACTGTAACTGCAGCTTATGAGTACCCTAGCGGTCTTGATGTTTACAGTATCGGTACTGGCTGGGGTGCAGGTCCTTGGAGTCGTGGAACATGGGGGTCATCATACGATGCTGGTATTGGAGAACAGCTACGCCTTTGGTCTAATGATAACTTTGGGGCAGACCTTGTTATTGCCCCTCGCGGTGGCCCTATTTTTTATTGGCAAGATTCTGGTGGCGTAGGCACTCGTGCCCAATATTTAAAAAACTTAGCTAACACTACAACTCTTCTTACAGATGCTACGACGTTTAGCTCTGGTTCTACTTCAATAGCTGTTACATCCGCTAATGCCCCCTACGTATACCCATATTCTTACATTACAGGCTCAGGCATACCAGCAGGAACTTATGTATTATCAATTAACAACGTAACTGGTGCAGCTACAATTAATAACACAACAACCGGCGCTAGTTCTGGTAACTATAGCTTTTCATACTCAGGTGCATTTGTACCAAGTCAAACTTATCAAGTTATTACATCCGCTATTCAAGAGTTTGTTATTGCATTTGGCGCTAACTCGTACGTACCCGGCACGCCTAACTCTACATTTAATCCTTTATTAGTTCGCTGGTCAGACCAAGCCAATGCCTATCAATGGGTACCAGAAGTAACTAATCAGTCAGGCGAATTTACGTTAACTAACGGCTCTTATATTATGGGCGCTCGTGCAACCCGCCAAGAGATTTTAGTATGGACTGATTCTGCCATTTACTCTATGCAGTATATTGGCGCGCCTTATGTATGGGGCTTCCAGATTTTGATGGATAACATATCTATTATGTCGCCTAACTCGATGATTACGATTAACAACGTAACTTATTGGATGGGTAAAGACCGCTTCTATATGTATTCTGGTCGTGTTGAGGTTCTCCCTTGTGCGTTGCGCCAATACATTTTTGATGATATTAATACAGACCAAGCCTATCAAGTATTTGCTGGCGCTAACGAAGCGTTCAATGAAGTGTGGTGGTACTACGTAAGTAAGTCTAGTAATGGTACAGCGGTTGACAAATATGTTATTTACAACTATCTTGACCGCGTTTGGTACTACGGAACAATGGGGCGCACTGCTTGGACTCAAACTGGCACACAGCCTTACCCTATTGCCGCTGACTATAACGGCAGATTGCTCTACCACGAAAATGGAACAGACGACAATTCAACAACCGCAACTTTACCTATTTACTCTTATGTTCAATCCTCAGACTTTGATATTGGTGACGGCCACAACTTCGGCTTTGTTTGGAGAATATTGCCTGACGTTAATTTTAATGGTTCTACTACTAACCAGCCGTCTGTAACAATGACGGTAAAACCGCGGGAAAACTCCGGTACACCATACGGTACTGCTGATAGTCCACAAGTACAAAGTTCACAAAACTATACGACACTACCCCAATATACGATTCAGGAGTTTACTGGGCAGGTTTACACCCGCCTAAGAGGGCGCCAGATGGCATTTAGAATTGAGTCTTCAGGTACAGGTGTGGCTTGGCAGCTGGGTTCGCCGAGAATAGATATTCGACCAGATGGCAGAAGATAGAATAAAATGAGTATTCCAAAGTACCAAACATATAATGGACAGCTTAGGCCAACAACATCGCCTAACTTACCTATTGCACCTACGGATTATCAGCAAGGGTATCAAGACCAGATTAATAACGCATTACGGTTGTATTTTGCACAGCTAGATAACTTTACTCAAGGTTCAGTAGTACCTGCGTCAGGGGCTACAAATCAAAGACCTACGTCAAAGTTACAGGTTGGGCAGCAGTATTTTGATACTACGTTAAATCTGCCTATATGGTGGACCGGCACTAAGTGGATAAACGCTAGTGGAACGGCAGTTTAAGTGATAAAATCAGGAAAAAAGTAAAGGATATATTATGTCAGGTGGCGGCGGAGGAGGCGGAGGCCTATTTAACGATCCCTTAGAACTAGCTTTAGTGGCTGGTACAGCTATTGCTGCGCCTTACGCAGCTCCCGCTTTACTTGGAGGTGAAGGTACTATTCTTGGCTCCACTATGCTTGGTGCTGGTGTAACAGGCATGGGTATTGGCGGATTAGGCGGGGCTTTGCTTGGCTATAATCCTGTCCAAACAGGCCTTATGGGTGGTTTAGGCGGCGCTGCTGCTGCTGGTTTAGGTGTTGGTGCTGGTGCTGGTGCTGGTGCTGGTGCTGGTGCTGGTGCTACTGGTTTATCCGCTGGTGCTGGTGCTACTGGTTCTGGGGTTTTAACACCCGCAGCAAGTTCTATTTTGGCTGGTACTGGGTCGGCAGCGCCGACAGTTGCTGGGGCTGGTGGTATTGGGTTTAACGCCGGAGCCGCTGGCGCTACTGGTTTATCTGCCGGTGCCGGTGCTACTGGTTCTGGAGTTTTAACACCTGCAGCGAGTTCTATTTTGGCTGGTACTGGGGCTGGCACTTCCCTTATTTCGGGTATCCCAAATGCTGCTTTGTACGGCGCGGGCGGTCTTGGCTTAATGGCTTTGATGAAGAATGACCAAGCTAAATACGGCACACCACCAGACTCACAGGTAAATTGGAACGGCGGTTCTTTGGCTGATTTTAAATATGATCCGCAGCACTATAGCCCAGATGTAGTATCCCCACCAAACCCACCGTATAAACCTGTTTATACGAACTATCAAGCAGCTCAAGGTGGAATGGTACCCGGTTATGCTGGCGGCGGTTTAATGGACCCAAATTCTGAGCCAGTAGACTTTATGGGCGGTGGTATGTACCCACAAAGCCAACAGTATACTTCTGCGTACGCCACACCAAGCCAAATGCCTACTAGTGCTCAAGCAACCGCATCTTTATACGAGCCAAAGACAAACCCATTAACCGGTGATGAAATGGCTAACATGGCTACTGGTGGCGTTGTTGCTTTTGATAATGGTGGTATGGCATATGACCCTAATGCTGAAATTCAGCAACAAGCTATGCTGGCGCGCCTTTCGGGTTTACCTCAGTTAATTCCTACTGCTAGCGCAGCGGGGGGTAAAATTAAATCTTTGGGCTCTTATTCTGATGGCGGTCAAATGCTTAAAGGCCCCGGCGATGGCATGAGCGATAGTATTCCCGCTACAATACAAGATAAACAACCGGCCCGCTTAGCAGATAATGAGTTCGTAGTTCCGGCTGATGTGGTAAGTCATTTGGGTAATGGATCATCTGATGCCGGCGCTAAAAAGCTATACGCTATGATGGATAAAGTAAGAAAAGCAAGAACTGGAAAAGCTAAACAAGCTCCAAAGATTAACGCCGATAAATACGTTCCAGCATGACGTTGCTAGTAAAAGCTGTTCCAACAAACTATGTGGCTCAGGCTTGGCCTTTGGTTGAGAACTATATTGAGTCTGCGGTTTCTTGGGGTGGTGAAGACTATACGTTAGAGCAAGTACAGGTCTATTTAAGTCAAGGCGGTTGGAACTTATTAGTAGCAGTAGATGAGCAAGGAGCGGTACACGGAGCAGCGACAGTAACATTTTTAAATTACCCAAATGACCGCATAGCTTTTATTACTTTTATAGGCGGCAAGTTGATATCGAATAAAGATACGTTTGGGCAACTTAAAGATTTACTAAAGGCTAGCGGAGCCACTAAAATACAGGGTGCAGCAAGAGAATCAATTGCCCGTTTGTGGAGCCGCTATGGGTTTGAAGAGCGGTACAGAATTGTAGAGACAAAAATATGAGATATGGCTTAGATACAATGTTGCCTTTAGAGGCTTTTAAACCACGCTTAGGCCGTGGTTTTAGTGGTGGTGGCATGACCCTTGAAGGTGGTGGTGGTTCTCCTCCCCCTCCTCCTCCGGCTTCACCTACAAATACTACTGTTCAAAATACAAACATTCCCGATTATCTGCAGCCCTATGCGCAGACAATGCTTGGCGCTACTCAGCAACAGCTATTTAATACGCAACAAAACGCTGATGGTAGTACTCAAATCACTGGTGTTAAACCATACGTACCATACAGCCAAAACCCGTCTGATTATGTAGCTGGTTTTAGCCCAATGCAAGAACAGGCTTTTAACACAACAGCTAATTTACAAGTACCAAGTCAATACGGACAAGCATCGCAAATGACTGGTGCTGGTGGTTTAGGTGCTTATGGTTTAGCAGGTCAAGAAGCGCAAGCTGGTAATCAATATAACATGATGGCGACTAACCCAAATGCGGTTGGTGCTTTTATGAACCCATACGTCCAACAGTCTCTTGCACCACAACTTCAATTACTGGGGCAGCAGACTGGTATTAATACTGCGGCTGAACAAGGCGCTGCTACATCTGCCGGTGCTTTTGGTGGTTCTCGTGAAGCGTTAATGAATTCACTGCAACAGCAACAAGGTAACTTAGCGGCGCAACAAGCAATTGGTCAAGGATATAACCAAGCGTACCAACAAGCACAACAGGCAATGCAGTTTGGATCACAACAAGGTCTTGCAGGGCAACAAGCTGCCAACGCCGCTTTAGGTACAGGTATTGGTGCTGCAGGACAACTTGGTTCTTTAGGCGGTCAACAGTTAGCTGCTCAACAAGGTATTGCTTCAGCTCAAATGCAAGCTGGTACGGCGCAGCAACAACAGCAACAAAACATTATCAATCAGGCAGTTCAAAACTACGCTACTGCACAACAGTATCCAGAGCAACAACTGTCTTTCATGAACGCTATGTTACGTGGTTTGCCAACACAATCTACAACAACCCAAAGCTATCAAGCTCCTCCAAGTGCACTAAGTCAAGTTACAGGTTTAGGTCTTGCAGGTCTTGGCGCTTATCAAGCGTTCGGCGGTTCAAGTGGTTCTAGCGGTTCTGATGCAGGTTTGAAAGAAAATATTATTGGCTTATGGACCGCGCCTAATGGCTTGCGTGTTTATGAGTTTGAATACAAACCTGAGTTTAAAGACCACCCACTTTGCGGTCATGGTAAGTTTATTGGTTACATGGCGCAAGAAGTTGAGAAGGTTATGCCTGAAGCAGTGTTTACTATGGACAACGGCTTTAAGGCTGTTAACTACGATATGGTTGGGAGGGCTGCATAATGCTCGGCATGGAACAAATGTATAAGATGGCGCTTGATCCGCGCATCTTCCCTGATTCACGCTTATTGGCTGTTTTACAAGGCCACGATAACTCTCTTCCTATGGCTGTAGCCATGTCTGCTAAACAACAGCGAGACAAACTAGAGCAAGCTAAGATGGGTCAACAAGCACAGATGGGCGCTAAACAACCTACAGTGCGTGACACAATGTTGGCTAAAGATTTACCACAGCCTCAAGCTGGACTAGACCAACTACCTGCTGAGAATATGCAGTCTATGGGTGAACCCGGTATGGCTGCTGGCGGTATTGTTGCGTTTGGTATGGGTGGCTTTACTGATCCTGATGAAGATGATGATAGTAGCGAAGAAGATGAGTTTAATTCATTGATTGCCCGTCAAGGCGACTTAGGCGGTTTGGGCGCTGGCATTATGTCCGTTGCTAACCCAGCAGCAGCTCAATATAGTTCGATTGGTATGCAAGATAAAGGCGTGGGTACACCTAAAGCTGGACAGGCTTCTTTGCTTGACTACATTATGCGTAAGGAAAGTGGCGGTCGTGACTACGATGAAAAAGGTAGACCGCTCACTTCAAACAAAGGCGCTAAGTTCGCTATGCAGGTGCTAGATTCTACAGCTAAGAATCCGGGCTTTGGTATTAAACCCGCTAAAGATGTAAGCCCAGAAGAATACAACCGCGTCGGAAGAGAGTTGGTTGGAGCACTACATAATAAATATCAAGACCCTAAATTAGCTGCTATGGCTTACAACTGGGGTACGGGTAACGTAGATAAGTGGCTTCATAAAGGAGCTGACGAAAAAGCGTTGCCTAAAGAAACTCGTATGTATGTTGCTAGCCTTGCACAAGGTGGCGCCGTTGGTTTTACTGGAGGCGGGTTAAATGATTTGTTAAGCGAGTTTGGTCCCGAAGCAGCTACTATGGACGATACAGCAGCCGCAAGTAAAAAACCATTAAGTAAAGAAGCCGCAGACTATCTAAGAAAACAAGCAGCTCGCAGCGCGGCAACAGCACCCGCAGCAACATCGGCAATACCAAGTGCCCCAGCCGTTAGTGGAATTAATAAGTTGATTGGTAGCTATCTAGTGCCCGGAGCTGTTTATGAGGGCGGTAAAACATTAGGTAAAGCTACCATGAACACTATGGCCGGTAATTCGTATTTTGATGACTACAGTGATCCGTTTATGGGCGATGTAGCTGTTGGAAATCAGATTCTAAAACAAAACCCTCAGGCTTTAGCTTTGGCGCAACAATCGGCGCCAGCAACCCCGGCAAAACCAGCTCCAGCTGGGCAAGCACCTGCATCATACACTCAAGCACAACAAGACCAAAGTCCTACCGGCCCAACTAGAGATGAACTAACATCTTCATTCCCAACTCAACCAGACGCTAGCCAAGACATGATTACTAAGTATTTGGCTGGTTTAGAACAGTCTCGTAAGCAAGCCCCCGGCTTAGCTATGATGGCGGCTGGTTTAGGCATTGCTGGTCAGCGTTCTCCATATGGTTTATCTAATATTGGGGCTGGCGGTTTACAAGGATTACAGTCTTATGAACAAGCTCAAAAACAAGACCAGTCCGGTCAAATGGCTGCGTTATCTGCTCAAGCTGCTATGGATAGAAATAAAGTACTACAACAACACTACAATATGTTGGGTCAGCAAGGACAAGACGTTAAATTTTCGTCGCAGCTGCAAGGCATTAACGGACAGATTGAAAAAGAACTTAACGACAGCACGGATAAATACGCAACTCAGTTGCAAAAAAACCAATATAGAAAAAACCGCTTCGACGAACTTTTAAAACAAAACCCAGCTTTGTATAAATGGTATCAAGATCAGGGTGGAAGTCCTGTATCATCTTCTGTACAATTACAAAACACCCCCGGAAACGTAATAGGGTCAGTTAAACAATAGTAATACCTGCAAACTGCTAGGAAAAATTTATGCCGTTTTTACCGCTACCCAATGGGTCGTATGTAGAAGTTCCAAGTGGACTTTCTGATGAGCAAGCGTTCAAGCTAGCTAAAGAACAGTTCCCTGAAGGGTTTGAGGATTACGCCGAGCATAAAAAGAAAACAGGTTTACTTCCAGCAGTTAAGTCCGGTTTTAGAGAAGGCGCTGGTTCTGCGCTTGAAGGTCTTGGTAATTTAGTAGGTAGTGAAGATGTAGCCGGCTACGGCAAACAAATCAAACAAGAAGGTGCGCAAGCATATGAACCAACTACTTCACAAGATATGGACGTGGCTAGACGCCAAGGTATTACGTCACTCTTGGGTACAGGACTTAGCAAATACATTACTGAACCTGTCGGACAAGCTGTTGGTAGCTTTGCTGGTAGGTACGGCGCTCCTGCTGCAGCTGGTGCTGCTGCTTCTTTTCTCGCTCCCGAAACTGCTTTAGCCGGAACAGCGGGCTTTGCTGCCGCTAACTTCCCAATCCATTTTGGTGAAGACATTACCGCTCAGAAAGAAGCTGGGCAACAACCCGATTATGGCAGAGCGCTGGTTCCTGCATTAGCGCAAACAGCAATTGATTCTTTAGGTGGTGAGATTGTTGGCGGAGCTATGAAAGGCTTTGCTTTAAAGACAGCAACTCAAGAAGCACAACTATTAGCACCTAAAGTATTAAGTGGAGAACTTGCGGCTAAAGACGCCGCAGCCCAAATCTCGGGTAGACTATCAAGCGTATTAAAAGGCACAGCCGAAGCTGCTGGTGCAGGTACATTGATGTCCACAGTCGGCACAGCCGGCGAAAGATACTCAGCAGGTCAAGATGTATTTAGCGAAGAAGCATTAAAGCAGTATGTTGAAGGCGCTAAGCAGATGGGCTTGGTTGCTCCGTTCTTTGGATTATTGCACGCTGGTCAGCCGGCTCGTGCTAAAGCTTTAATTGATAATGTCGCTAAAACAGGTGAGACTCAAAGACAGCAAATAGCACAAGAACAACAAGCCGGTGTAATGGCCGAGCACTACGCTAGCCCAGAAGGTCAAGCGCAACTACAGGCAGAACGTGAACCCATACTTCAGCAAATGAAAGATTTGCGAGATGTTCTTAAAGGCAAAGGGCTACCTAAAGAAGAAAGAGACGCCGGTAGAGAGCAGCTTAATGCGTTACAAAAACAACTAGATGAAATCAATAAACGTCCGGGAGTAACGCCCCCACCGCTTGAAGAAGGCGAAGTACCGCAAACTATTGAAGGGCGCCTCGCTGCGCTAAAAACACAACGTGCACAAGCTGCTCAAGCAGAACAAGAAAAGCAACAGCAAGCTGCGCAAGCCGAACAAGAAAGACTGCGTCAAGCAAACGAACTGCAGTTAGGTGAGACAGTAAATGCTAAGCCGCTACCTAATGCGCCTAGTACATTATCTGTTCGTGAAAGACAAGCTGCGGAAGATAAAGCGCAAGCAGATAGAGAAGAGATGCTACGTCATCGCTTTATGCTTGAAAACACATTTAAGCCAAACGTCGAGCGCCAAATTGAGGATGTACAAACTAAACTTCAAGAGGCTATACAAACTGGCGACACATCTACAGCTAGGGCGTTGGCAGGCAATTTAGAAACACTACGTAAATCACTAGAAGCCACAGATTTACAACTTGAGGCTTTGCCAAAACCTGAGCCAACAGTTAAAGAAAAAATGGATGCGCTTGATAAACAAATCAAGAAGCATAATGCTGATTTACAAAAATATAGTGGCGAAACTTTTGATAGAGATAAGTTTGAAGCGGCTTTAGATAAGCTAGAAAAAGCCAAATCAGAGCGTGAAAAACTAGAGGAGCCACCTGCACCAGTACAGCAAGGTCTAGCATTTGAACCTACGGCTGAAGAAAAAGCATACGCAGCTAAACAGGCTGAGTTGGAAAAAACTTTTGGTAACACTGATGAGCATTTAGTTGGTAGACTAGTTGACACAGTAAACGCACAAGGTAAAGAAGAACCTACCACTAACTTAAGAGTTGCAAGACTTCAACGTGCCATTGAAGAAGCAAAAGCCAACGGCGACGAAAAGTCCGAAGCGGCCCTCCATGACCGCCTTGACGACTTACAAGAACAGTTAAATCTGCGTCCGGAAGATGCTAGAAATAAAGCATTACTTGACCAACAAGAAGCTATTGATAACTTGCGTGATGCAGTTGAAGACGTAAAAACAGGCCGGTATTTGGGTGAAGGCGCAGTAGATACTTCTACCGCCGAGTCTATGAAATCGGGATTGATTGATAAGGCAAAAGGGCATGTTGCGCAGTATATTGAAGCAGCAATTCGTGATATTAACGCTCGTCGTGCCGCGTTAAAACAAAAACCATTAAGTGTAGATGAGTCTTTAAAACTTGCCTACGATTTAAAAGATTCACTTGATAAAGTTATTAGCAGTCAAAACTTATCCGTACTACTACGTCCCGATTACATGCAGCAACGCCTTAAATTAAAAGGCGCAACATCTGGAGAAGAGGCGGCAGCTCTTAAAAAACTTAGCGCACAGTACACTAAATCTAGAAAAGAAGGCGCTCTTGCAGAAGGCGTTAGCCAAATTGAAAAACAACTTGCCGGCATTAAACAAAAATATGCTGAGGGAGAGCCTTTAGTCAAAGGTGAAAAGCAGTTTTTTAGTTCTATGGAACGTGATCCTGCTCAGATGTTAAAGTCAGAGCTGGAAAAGAAAAACCCCAATCTTGAAAAAGTTAAAGCACTACGTAATGAAGTAAGAAAACTTCAAGAGCAAGAAAAACTAGCGGAAGAAGAAAAGGCTAGACAAGAAGCAATTGATGAAGAGCGCTATGCTCCATCTGGTGTAAACCCTGATCAATACAGTTTGTTTGGTGCTAAAGAGTTAGAGCCTATTGCTACAGTGCGCGCTACCCCAGCTAACTTTATGAAGTTTGTTGGCATCCAAAGAAATAAGTTGCAGCACAGCATAAAGATGGCGCAAGCTGCTTTAGAAAAAATAAAAGATAAAGGCACAACCGCGGCACAAGATCGTGCACGAATGGAAGCAGAACAGGCAAAGAAAGCTCCGTTAATTGAGCGTTTAACAACTCGTTTGGAAGAATCTTTTGCCAAAAACAAAGAAGCTGCTATGGACCGCAGCGCTAAGTTACGTAACTTATTTAGTACACAACTAGAGTACAAGCTTTTGTTTGATATTGCGCAAACTAAAGAAAAAATTAAACAGTATGAAGAAATAGCCGCTGGTGAAAAAGGCAAGTTTAAAGAAGGCTACAAAAAATACGTAAAAGAACTTGAAAAAACTATAGCGCAAGCCGAAAAATACTTAGAAGATATTCGTGCTCGTGATGTTGAGTACTTTACTATTGAAGGCGAAAACAATAAGCGTTCTGTTCAAATGACTCGCAAGGTGTTAAAAGATGCGCTTGCCGAAAATAAAATTACTGAAGAACAGGCCGCTCCAGTTAGTAGAGAAATTGACAGAATAGAAGCCGCCAATCAAGCCGAACTGCAAAAACGTGTTACGGAAAAACGTATAGCTGAACAAGCTATGCTGGAAAAGAAAGCCGCTGAGCCCACTATTCGTCAAGAAGTTGTTGGTACTAACGTAGTATTGCCCGGCACTAAAGATGAGATTTTACAAAAACGTGTAGTTAAAAAGACTGCGCCACTTACTGCCGAAGAAAAGCGTGCTAAGTTACGTGAAGAAAGCGCTGAAGGCGCTAGAGAAATGCAGGCTATCCGCAAACAGTTGGGTCTAGACAAGCCTAACCGCAAAGATGTGATTGCTGATTCTAAAGCGTATATTAAAGCCCTTGAAGAGCGTATCGAAGCTAACGACAAAAAGCGCCGTATTGCTAGCCCTAAGACAGAAGCACGTAAAAAGTTTGAAGGTATTGTTGATACGCTTACTAAAGAGCTTGAGAATGAAAAAGAAAATTTAGCTGAGCAACAGAAATTAGCTAAAGGTGAACGTGCGCTAGCGGTAGCGGGTAATGCACCTGCACGTAAAGAAAGATTAAAACCGCTTAAGAGTGGTAGAGCAAATGTAACTAAAGATTTTGAAGAAGCCCTTAAGTCTGAGCGTGACTACGAGCCTGAGTATGGACCTCGTGTTGGTAGAGATGACAACGGCAATCTAGTATTTAGAAAAGGTAAAGATGAACAAGGCACTGCTGATGTAAAAGGAACTAAGTTAATTGCTGATGCTTTTAGAGAAAAGTTGCCCGAGGGCGTGAAGTTTGAATACGCGGATACAGCAGAAGATTTACCTGCTTATGTTAAAGCAGAAGTTGGCGCAAACAACTTAGCTGACATGAAGGGCGCTGTATTAAAAGACGGCACTATTGTTGCGGTTGGTGATAAACACGTAGACTTGCAAGATTTCCAAAGTACTTTAGCACACGAGTCTATTGGTCACTACGCTGTAGACCGCCTGCTCGGTAAAAAAGGATTGGTGGATTTAGGTCGCAAGATTGAAGCCCAAAACGATGGCGGTATTATTCGCATGGCTAGGGAAATGGGAGTGCTTGACGACGTGATGAAAGCCATTCGTGATGCACGTAGGGACAACCCTAATTTAACTCCTGAGAATGAAATGATAGTTTCTTTGCGTGAAATGATTGCGCATGTTACTGAAAAGCCTGCCGATACTCGAATGATCCACCGTTCTATTCGTTTTATTAAAGAGTTAGTAGGCGCACTTAGAAATTGGTTACGTGGTATCGGTCTAGATAAATACATGGACGTAAATGACGCTGAAATCTACGCGTTAATAAAACGTGCTAAGAAAGAATTTGAAGCCGGTAAGCTTCCTACTGGAGAGATTGGTTTAGAGCCGGCCTATCGTAAAGCTAAGTTCTCTGATGAATCTGACCCACTTGCACAGTTGGCCGGCAAACTTGTTGCGCAGCCTAAGGGTATTAAAGAGTCTTTGAAAGGTAACTTAGCCGCATTTAATACGCAGTTTATTGACCGCTTAGCCCCGCTTAAAGAAATTTGGCGTCGTATGGGTGAGACAGGCCCAGCTTCGCAGATGATGTATAACTTGCTGGCACACGGACAGCGCACTAATATTTCTAGCGAGACTGTAGTCAACGGCGCCCGTACTTTCTTTAAAGACCCAATCACAGGCGAAGTAACTATCCGTTCGTCAGGTGGTCCCGGTATGAAGCAAGTATTGCAGGAGTTACTGCAATCTGAAAAGGGCAACCCACAAGCGCTCAATGAAATGTTTACCGCCTATGCTGCGGCTAAGCGTGCGGAAGTTGTTGGTTACAAAAAGCTATTAGCTGATGGAGAGATTAGCGCTAATATTACCCCACAGATGCTAGAAGCTGCTAAGAAGTCAGGCGATGCTGACCCAGCTTTTGTTAAGGCGTTTGAAACCTATCAAAAATATAACAACGGCTTGATGGATAGCTTAGCTGAATCAGGCTACATCTCTAAAGAGAAGGCCGCCGAGTTTAAGAATAAAAACTATATTCCATACTATCGTTCACGAGGTGGTGTAGTTGATTTGGTAATTGGTTCTGAAACCCCTATTCGTATTGGTACATTAAAAGACCAGCCATACTTGCATGAGTTGGTTGGCGGTGATCAGAAGATTCAAGACTTCTTTAAGTCGTCTGTACAAAACACCAATATGATTACCGAAATGGCTTTGCGCAACAACGCAACCTCCAGCGTAGCTAGAACCCTACAAGACTTAGGTATTGCTGAGATTCGTAAAGGCGAAGGCGAAGCCCGCCCTGATGTGATCCGTTTTAAAGCTAACGGCAAAGACTACCACGCTGTTATTGATACAAGTAAGAACGCAGAGTTTAGCGACATTGATCCTAACTTGCTAGTCAAAGGCATGGAAGGTATCCCAACTCAGCTTCCGGGTATCGTGCGGTTGATGGGCGTGCCAGCTAACTGGCTCCGTAAGGGCGTTACACGCAATCCTTTCTATGCTTACAAGCAGTTAGTTCGTGACCCAATGTCCGCTTGGCTGACAACAGGGGCTAATTTCACACCTATTCTGTCATCGCTTAAGGAAGTTAACAATGCTGTGCGTGGTGCTGGTGAAACTAATAAGCATCTGCAAGAGTCAGGTATTTTGGGTGGGGAAGTTTACACAGGACGTGCTGAGGATTTAAACCAAATAGTCACAAGACTACAGTCTGGTAAAGCTAGCGTATCTGGTGCTATGGCGTTTATGGATAAGATGGCGTCTGAGGCTGATGCTTCTACTCGCTCAGTTCTGTATGATAGTTTCCGCAAGCAGGGCTTGACGGATATGGAAGCGCAGATTGCCACAATGGAGTCGATGAACTTTAATA